GCAAAGACTGCACAATACATGGTTAAACAACCGGGTATCAAATCGGCAGAAACTATCAACATCGCTGCTACACGTGGTGTATGGCAAACAGGTAGTTCTTGTGGTTTCTCTGCTTCAGGTGATACTACTTTTAGCCAACGTACTTTAACAGTAGGTAAAGTAAAAATTAACCTTAAATGGTGTGAGAAAGATTTAGAGCCTAAGTATTTACAAGGTGCTTTAGCTGCTGGTTCAACTTACACAATGTTAACTTTTGAAGAGCAGATCATTTCTGACATTCAGCAAAACATCGCTGCTGATTTAGAGACTGCAATTTGGCAAGGTGATACTACAGCAGGTTCAGCTTATTTAAATAAGTTTGACGGTTTGTTAAAAATTATCGCTGCTGCTTCTCCAGTTTCAGCTTCAACTGTTGCTTGGTCAGTTGCTAACTCACGTACAGCGGTTCAAAACGTTTTAACTGCTGCTACTGCTGACATCTTAGCTCAACCAAACCTTAAATTGTTCATGGGTACAGTAGAAGCTCGTGACTACAAATTAAAATTAGGTATTGATAACCTTTACCATATCACTGGTTCAGAAGGTACTTTGTATGCTGAAAATTCAGACATTGAAATCGTACCAGTATTAGGCTTATCAGGTACAAAGAAGTTGATTTTAACTTCAACTGATAACTTGTATTTAGGTACAGACTTAATGAACGAAGATGAGAAATTTGATCTATTCTATGCTAAAGAAGCAGATGAGATTCGTTTCGTAGCAGAGTTCAAAGTAGGTACTCAAATCGCTTTCGGTGACTTAATTGTTTACCAAGCTAACTCATAATGAGTGGGGGATTTAGTCCCCCCTCTTTTTTATTAATATTTAAAATATTTAAAAAATGGCGTGTACATTAACACAAGATATAACAAAAGGATGCCGTGATTCAGTAGGTGGTATTAAAACTATCTATATTGCTGAACTTTCAAGAAAAGGAACAGTAACTCAAGCATCTGGTGTTATTACTGCGTGGACAATGTCAAGCGGTTCATTTTGGACTTATGAGTTAGAAATGGGTGTAGCTTCTTACACTCAAACAATTAAGCCGAATAGAACTAATGGCACTACTTATTATGAGCAGTCTATTTCATTTACTATCCCTAAGAACCAAGCTACATTATCACAAGAGTTTAAATTACTAGCTCAAAACGATTTAATGGTTATTGCTTTAGATAGAAATGGTAAATACTTCTTATTAGGTGAGGCTAATGGCTTGTCAATGGCAGATAGCACAACCGAAACAGGAACTGCTATGGCAGATTTCAACGGATATAGAATAACATTAACAGGTAGTGAAGAGACTATTGCCCCTGAAGTTCAGAGTGCAGTGGTAGCAACAATTATCTAACAACTTTTGTTTGTTTGTTTCTCAAAAATGGGGGAGCGTAGCCTGTAAGCTGCATCCCCCTTTCTTTTTTATACAGAAGCTATTTCTTTAACTAAAGACTTCTGGTTTAATTCATAAACCCTACCATCTAATGTTTTAGTTACAATGTGGTATTCATCTTCTATAGTTTTAAAAATCTCAACATCACTTTCATGTAATGTAAAATCAAGAGCTATAGGTTTTGCTCTGCCTAGAGCTTTATTTCTGTTTTTTACACTATCCATTCCAAAACCATAATCCTCTAAAAGAGATATTATTTCATTTGTGTTTTTAACTACTACAAAATAGTCTTTACCCTTTACTTCAGTGTTATTAAACTTTAAAAAAGAGTTTGCAACACCAACGGAGTGGGTTATTCCGTGTTTTCTGATTACTTCAAATTTTGTCATATTGTTTGTTTTTATAATGCAAATATACATACTAATTCAATACACAAATGTTAAATTTTCATTCTTAAATGTTAAATTTTAAAATAGTAACATTTATAAATAAAGTGTATATAATAGTGTGATATTTTTAGAGTTCGGTTCAAATACTTGTGATTTTACCTTAGAAGAAAAAAGGACTATAACCAATGCGGATTATGTATTCGTATTTGTTAATGACAATACAGGTAAAAAAGTGGCTTGTACGGCTACTAATACTTCGAGTTATACAGATAGATATGATCGTTTTGTAATAACGGTAGCAAGTTCTAATATACCAGCAAGTGGGTATATTAATTTAGATGACTTTGGATTTTATCACTATTACGTTTATGAAACAGCGGATGCTTCAACATTCGACTATACAAACATAGATACTACAGACTTAAGAACTTTAACAGGAGAGGTTGAAACTGGTAAAATGTATTATAACACTGCTTCACCTACTCACACCTATTATAAAGATACTAGGTCATCAATTAAAACATACGGCACATAATGGAAGATAACGGATTAAATATTATTAGAGTTGATTTAGCCACCAATTTGCAACCTATCGCTAAATACAAAAACGGTAAGGACTATATTTACTGGGGTGAACAAAATAACTACCCACAGTACTTAATTGAACTCTATAAGCGTGATTCAATACACGGGGCAATTGTAAAGGGTAAAACAGACTATGTATTCGGAAAGGGATTGACTTACAATAAAGAAACTTTATCAATAGTTCAACAAGCTGTTATTCAAAATTTCCTAAACAGTGCAAATGACACAGAGGACTGGAATGATATTTACAGAAGTACGTGCGCACAGTTTGCGATGTTTGACGGGTTCTGTGAGAAATGGGTAAATGAGGACGGTTCGATTAATTCAGCCCCTCAAAGACATCCAAGTTATACAGAAATGGATGCGTTTAATCCAAACGTAAGAACAGGAACACAAATATATTTCTATAAGACCCCAACTATTCATTCAACAGAGTTTTCTAATTTATATCCAGAGCCTAACTATTTACAGTGCGTTCAGGATATTGAAACTAATATAGAGATCACTAACCACTCTTATAATACTGTGGTAAATGGTATGAGTGCTAGTTCTATCGTGACTTTCTTTAATGGAGAGCCACCAAAAGCAGAGAAAAAGAAAATAGCTGAACAGTTTAAAGGAACTCATACCGGGACTAATAATGCAGGTAAGGCTATATTGAACTTTGCTAATAAAGATGCTCAACCTGCTGCCGTGACCCCTTTAACTCCAGCCGATGCTTTCCAACAGTATCAAGAAATGGCTAAGAGAGTTCAGCAGAATATCTTTACAGGTCATAACGCTAATCCAGTGTTATTTGGAATACAAACCGATAACGGTATCAGTAACCCAACAGCCGACCAAATCTTAGTTGAATGGAATAAGTTTATAATAGCTTATGTAGAAGGTAGACAAAAACACATAGTAGACCAAATAATTTATATCGGTTCGTTAAGTGGTACAGATTTAACAGGTTTGGAAGTTGAGCAATTAACTCCACTTCAATTACAGTTACCTTTAGATAATGCCAATGTAATGGCTTTGTTTAATAAAGAAACATTGACTAATTACGTATCTAAGAAGTATGGTGTTGAGATAATTAACCCGGTAACAGATATTGGACAGGAGGGAATGGTTAATGAGAACATTAAGAACTTGACTGGTAGACAATGGCAGAACATTAATAGAATTAAGAATAATTTAAGTAAAGGAAAGATAGATAAGGCGCAAGCTAAAATGCTTTTAAAGAGTGGTTACGGCTTAAGTGATGGGGATATAGAGACTTTGTTAGTTCAGCCTGTTCAAAATTTTAACAGTGATAAAACTAAGGCAATACTAGCCCTATTCGATAAGTACGCTATTGATGACAATGATGATGAAATAGTAAGTGAGGAGTTTGTATGTAGTGGTAATGAGGCGTTAAAAAAAGAATTTAACAGATTAAAGTTTGAAACCCAAATAGATAATAAGGTTTTAGAAATTGTAAAGGGCGCACCAGAAACACCAGCGGATAAGATAGCAAAGATGTTAGGCACTGACGTAGATACGGTTAATTTGGCTTTACAGTCACTTTTATCGGCTGGGTTAATATCTTACATCAATAACGCTTTAAACGTAACAGAAGCTGGTTTAAATAAAGATACACGCCCAGTAATAACAGAGACTTACACAGTATACAAATACGTTACTCGTGAAGATGTACCAAGCGCAAACCAAACACGAGATTTTTGCCGTGAGTTATTAGCTAAATCTAATAATGGCAGAAGATGGACTAGAGAGGCGATTGATAAGATAACGAATGAATTTGGTGATGATGCTTGGACTTACAGAGGGGGTTTTTACACAAACCCGAATACAGGAGAAACAACACCATTCTGTAGGCACAGCTGGAAAAGTATAGTTAAAGCTAGAAAGAAGAAATAATATGTATAGCGTATATAGATTGATAAACCCATTAGATAATTCAACATTTTATGTTGGAGTAACTAATAACATAAAAAGAAGATTCTCGCAACATTTAAGAGATAAAAAGCAAAAAGAAAAATATGCTTATATTAAGTCTATTGGACAAAAGCCAATAATTGAAGAGCTTAAAAATGTTGATAATATAGAGTTGGCTGAATTTATAGAGTCTGAATATATTGATTTATATAAGTTTAACGGTTATAATCTATATAACAAAAATAATGGTGGTAACAATCCACCAAGCCAAAGTGGCAAAGTATTTTCTGAAGAAAGAAAACGCAAATGTTTTGAAATAAGTGTATTAAAGAAAAGAATAGTACAGTTAGATAAAAACAATAATGTTGTAGCAGAGTTTGAAGGTGCTAGAGAAGCTGGCAGAATTACAGGAATAGACCATAGAAGTATATCACAAGTTGCAAGCGGAAGTTTAATTAGAAAATCGGCTGGTGGCTATAAATGGAAGTATAAACAATGAGTGCATTAATTATATCAGAAAATTACTTAAAAGAGTACAGCATTATAAATAATAATGCAGACATGAAAGTTATAACCCCTACTATTCAATTAGTGCAGGATATTTATATACATCCAATATTAGGAAGTGACCTTTATGATGAGATCATTTCACAAATCAATTCTAACACGGTTACAAGTTTAAACCAAACCTTATTAGATAGTTATGTTATCCCTTGTATGCTTTGGTATGTGCTTTGTGAGTGTACCCCAGTATTCAAATATCGTTACATGAATAAGGGTGTAATGGTTAAAAATTCAGAGAATAGCACCCCAGCGGATTTAAACGAAATCCAATTTTTAATGGACAAGTGGAAAAATAACGCTGAAGTGTACGCTGAAAGAATTACCAAGTATTTAAAGAAGAATGCATCAAGCTATCCAGAATACACAAGCAATCCAGATTACGATGACATTAAACCTAATAAAAGTAATTACGAAACTGGTATCTATTTAGATGATAGTTCAGATGATGACTGTAATATAATTATCGGAAATTATGAGTAAAGGAAACAAAACAAGCGCAAAGTACATTCAGTTATTAAAACAATTAGAAGCTAAGATAAATGCTAACTCTCAACCAGATAATTCAGATATTAAACAACAAGCAAAGCAATCACGCCCAACTAAGTAACGGGACTTTCTTGTTTGGTAACCCTTGGGAGTTTGGTGCTGAAAATGCTATCACATATCCTTTAATGGGGGTTACTTTAAACAACTCTAGTTTAACAGGGAATATCTTTAGTACTTCATTTAACATTTTTTTTTGTGATTTAGTACACAAGGATGAGGGAAACGAAAACGAAGTGTTGAGTGATATGCAGCGAGTAGCATTAGATGTATGGTCACAAATTAAAGACGAGTTAGAAGATGCTTATGATGCTACCGTAAATCAGACGGCACAGTTAACAGACTTTACAGAGCGTTTTGATGATGAGGTAACAGGCTGGCAAATGGATATATCTATTGAACAGTTCTATGACCAATCAACTTGTGATGTTCCCGATTCAAATGCTAATGCTGGCAAGGCTTATATTATAGACCAAGACGGTAATATTTTACAGTACTTAAATCCAGGAGAGGGATATACTGTAGAGGTTTTACAACAAATAATAGACACATTAACTAATAATACTTCAACAATAATAGACCCTTTAACATAATGGCAAACGTAGATATAATACCAGCAAATAGAACAACGGCACAGATAGCAGCAGCTACAACCACAGTTCCTTTGGATGGTCAAATAGTTTATAACACTGATAACGGACAATATTGTATAGGAGACGGTGTAACGGCTTTAAGTGCTTTAACTTTTTATGGTGGTGTTTCATCTTCTGGTTTAACTATTGGAACATCAACCATAACAAGTGGAACTAATACAAGGGTATTATATAATAACAATGGGGTTGTAGGGGAATATGCTGTGACTGGAACTGGTACAACGGCTGTATTATCTACTTCACCCACTTTTACTAATTATATTTTAGTAAACGGCAATAACGCTGGGATGTTAAATAGTCAGTATAAAAACACAAATACAGTAGGATATTATACACTTAATGTATCAAGCGATACAGGTAGTTCATTAGCTGAATTATCTGTTTTTAATAGTGCTGGGGCTGTTGGTGGTTTATATGCTAATGAAACTCCTGTGTTGAGTTTATATAAGTCTGCTGGTTATGGGTTAATAGTTAATGAAGCTACTAATGGGGCTTTAAAGTTTGTAGTGGGTGGATTTACTTCTACACAAGAAAAGATTGATATTAGCACAACAGTAACTACATTTAAAGGAAATACATTAAACATAGATAGTGGCACAGCATCAAGAATAATGGCTACCGATGCAAGTAAAAATGTTCAGTTTTTAGATACTGCTACTTATCCAAGTCTTACCGAATTAGCTTATGTAAAGGGTGTTACTTCTGCTATTCAAACACAGTTAGACAATAAACTAATTGCGATAATGTGTCAAGGTGCTACGGGGACGGTACAGTTTACTGCAAGTTCTACAACCTATTGGAGTGTTATGGTTGTTCCAGCATCCTCTTTAAGAAGTACGGTAGGTCAATCTTTAACTTCATTACCTTATAATTGTACTTTAGTAGGGGCGCAAATAACCACATGGAACGCATCAAGCAGTGTGAGTCAAACTAACTCCACTTTATACTTTAGATTGAATGGCGTTGATAATACTATAAGTTCTTCGGTTCTTTGGAGTGCTTCGGCTGCTACTGCAAATGTTATAAACGTTACTAACTTAAATGTAGCTGTAACTGCTGGGACTACATGGGAACTAAAGTTAGTTATGGGGGCTTTAGCCACTGCTCCAACAAATGCAGCACAATGTAATGTTATTTTGTATTTCAGAATTTAATATTATATTTGCTTCATGAAACAAACAATACTAATACTTTTGATTGCTTTCGGGATGAAGGCACAAGAGAACAAAACAGATGTTTTACACGTCTACGGTTCATGGGCAGGTACAACTTTAATAGGTACGAGTATAAATCATTATTTAGACAGACCCACTCTTTCAACATGGTTGGGGGGAGTAACTATGTTTGGAATTGGTTTAGGAAAAGAGTATATTTGGGACAAGAAAATGAAACCGATATTGTTTTGAATGGTTGGGGTTGTGCTTTAGGCTTAGTAACTTGCAGAGTAGTAATAGATATAAAATATAAAAAAGATGAACCTAGAAGAAAAGAGTATTAATGAATTGAAAGTGATTGCTTTTGACATTAACCAAGCTATTTTAAAAAATCAAAACGATTATCAAGTTGTAATAAACATGATAAACAAAAAGTACGAAGAACAAAACAAAGTAGAAGATGGAACTCAAAAGCCTTAAATTTACGTTTGAAGATTTCGTTAAACTAGCAGGGTTTATGGTTACCTTTTTAGTAGGGTACTATAACCTTGTTAGTGAAATAAGAGAAAATAAAATAGTAAACAATGCCGATAAAGTAATTATCAACTTTAGGTTAGATAAGATTGAGAGCAGACTGAATATAAGTGATGTTCCTAGCTCTGTTGCGATTTTACCAAGTCAACCTAATGTACCTAAAAAAGATGATGAGTAAAAAGAAAAACAAATCACAAAAGCTACCAGTTTTTTATGTAGATTATAACGACGTTGAGGTTGTTGATTCTAAATTCTGTATAGATAAAGTTTCATTAACAAACGTTAGTTGGCTAGGTGATAAAGTAGAATATCAATTTGTTGTAATAAATAAACCAAATGCTTAACCAAAGAAGTTTAGACCGTTTAAAAGGGGTGAAACAAGCCTTAATAGACATTTTAATTGAAGCGTCTAAAGATAGTCCTTATGAGTTTCAAATCCCTGCTGATGGTGGATTAAGAACGGCTGAACAACAAAATGCCCTCTTTTTTAAAAAGGTGAGTAAATGCGATGGTTACAATACTATTTCAGAGCATCAAAAAGGAACAGCTTTTGACATCTTCTTATTAATAGATGGTAAGGCTAGTTGGGATAAAGCAAAACTCAAAGCAACGATGCAACACATTGAAAAGGTTGCTAAAACTAAAAACATTAAATTAAACTGTGGTTATACATGGACTAAGTTTCCAGATTACCCACACGCTCAAATTGCATGAAATACTTTTTTGGTTGGAATAACATAAAATGGGGTATTAGAGAGCTTGTAAAAATGTACTCTAATGAGGCTTCTTTTTTTAGCTATAAACGCTTTCAAACAGGTGTAGCTTTCTTTATATTCACTCAAGGGTGTATGTATGCCTTAACCGAATATGTGAAGTCTACAAGCGACTTTGTATTGTGGTGCGTTCCTGTTCTTTTAGTTTGCGGCTATACTCTTAATCATATTCAAAAAGAAAAAAATGGAAACACTAATCCCGCATAACCCTGAAAAGTGGTTTAAATGGTTTATTTTAGGTATTGCAGTATGGATGCTATTAATCCTTTGTTCATGCGATTGTAATTACCATTTAAGTAGAATAGAAAAGAAATGTGGTAAACAGGTAAAAGACACGTTGATTGTTAGAGACACCGTCTTTTCAAAAAGTGTAGACCATGATACAACTTTTTACTTCAATCAAAAAGATACGGTAATAATAAAAGAGGGTAGGTTAGTAATGAAATACTTTTACAATGATTCTACTGTATATCTAAAAGGGGAGTGCTTAACAGATACTATTTACCGAGTAATAAAAGTACCTTACGAAAAGAACGTGTATTATTACGATTATGTTAAAAAATATCGTTGGTATATTATTATTGGAATATTATTAATACTTTTGGTTATTGTTGCTAAAATTATTAAAAAATAAACGTTCATGAATCATGAACAAATAAAAAACCTGAACAAACATGGATAGAAAACGCCTTTTTTTCGATATAGAAGTCAGCCCGAACATAGGTTTCTTCTGGCAATCAGGTCACCAAATTTCAGTAGGTTACGACTCTATAATCAAAGAAAGAGCAATCATTTGTATATGTTACAAATGGGAAGGTAAATCTAAAGTCTATTCTTTAAAGTGGGATTCCAAGCAAAATGATAAAAAAATGATTCAGGACTTCATCAAAGTAGCAGATGGAGCGAGTGAATTAATCGGTCATAATGGGGATAGGTTCGACATTAAATGGATTCGTACACAGGCTTTAAAACACGGCATTGAATGGACACCATACATCAACACCATTGACACTCTAAAAATAGCTAGAAACAGCTTTAAATTCAATTCTAATAGGCTTGATTATTTAGGTAAGGTTCTTTTAAACAGGGGTAAAACAGAAACGGGATACGATCTGTGGAAAAATATATGTTTGAATAACTGTGAAAAGTCTATTAACAAAATGATTAAATACTGTAAAAATGATGTTATTTTGTTGGAGCAAGTATTTGAGAAATTCAGACCTTATATAAAACCTAAGTTAAGTTATGCAGGTGATAGGGGTAGATGTCCAGAGTGTGATTCGGATAATCTAAAAATAAATAGAACTTCATACTTACCAAGCGGAAACAAAAAGGTACAATTTAGATGTGGGAACTGTTCAACTTATCATACACGAACAATAATAGAACCTAAGAAATGACATTTTACGACTGGTTTAAAATAGACATCTTATATAAGATAACTTCTGGAATTGAACAGGAAGAACTAAGCGAAATAGATGCCATCCGTTTAAGAAATGAGGGGCTATTGAATGGGGATGAATACGAAAAAGGAGAGGCTTACATCAATCTAGGATTAAACCCAATTAAAAGCATAGAACCCCGCTGCTTCGTTCCTAAAGGTAAACAAAATAAAAAGTACTTCACTGAAGTAATATTTGATGATGGCACAGCCGTAAATGCAGACTACAAACCTATAGAACTTTACTCTATCTTAAAAGAGTATTACGAGAAACTGCCAGAGATTAAAGATTAAATCTATCTTCATATCCTATTTTAGATAAAGGGTATAATGCGAATAAAAAAATTGGGATGCAGTATAGCTCTTCGCCTGTTTTTATACCCGTAAAATATCCTATTATTCCTAATACAATAAATGAAATTGATGTAGCTATTCTTATTTTGTCTTGTTTTTTCATTTAATTTTTTTTGTGTTAATAAATTATTTAATTCAGTTAGTATTACATATGGTTGTTTTTATACCAAATTTCATGCGCCTTTTCTTTATTGTGAATATAAAAACTGAAATTAAAATAAGGTATGTGTAATGATATTCCTTGCCTTAAATATTGTTTACCAATCCAAACGGAAAAACCAATAGTGTGTGCATAATTTGGTGTTACATGAATAATTCCATTATAACTAAATGGTGTTTTAATTAAAGGGAATCCCCTTAGTAGTTTTTTGTATATAAAATCTCTCATTTTATTTTAAATTTATTATTTTGATAATTATTCTCCTATTCTAAAACATTTTTCATGTACTTTATTTGAATGACAGCTATCTAAGTGATCTAAGAATATATCATTCATTTGTCTTAAATTCAATAGTTCTGTGTTATCCTCTTTTTTAAAAAGGTGGGTACTTAATCCTAAGACTATTCCTAAAGTAAATATTAGTAGTTTCATTTCCTTTCAGCGTGTTTAG